CATCATCCCCTGCGATATAAATATCTTCAGAATATTCTTGTAATTTTTTAACCATATCCCATTGAATAAGGGATAAATCTTGTGCCTCATCAATAAAAATAACATCAAATTCTGGGCAATGACCACAGCCAATAAATTTTTTTATCATATCTGTAAAGTCAATGAGGTGGTAAGTTTTTTTATAAGAATCAATTTCTTTAGAAATAATATCTAATTTATATCTTTCTATTTTTCCTAAATGTTCATTACGATCTAATTGATCTAAAGCACTAATTTTTCTTACACTAGCTAAATTAACAATGTTTAAATATTCACTGTTAGAAGTAAATATTCCATTATATTCGTTCTTTTCATAATTTGCGTAATTAATTCTTACTCCGATAGTTTCTCCTATAGAACGATAGTGGTCTTCTTGAATAACATCTTCTTCTTTTAATCCTAAATAATTAAAACAAAAAGAATGAAGTGTTTGAAAATATTTTAAATCTTTTTTAACAAGATTAGGAAATTCTTTTAAAAATCTATCTCTTGCTTCATAAGCTGCTTTACGAGTAAATGCAAAATAACCAATACGAGTTAAAGGTATTCCTTTATTAATATATTCTTTTACCTTTTCTAAGAGAGTATGTGTCTTACCTGTTCCTGGTGGACCGATAACTTTATAATTCATTAAAAGTTATCTCCCTCACGTTTAATAGGCTTATATTCTATTTGATCTACATGTAGTTGTTTTATTTTAATAACTTTTTCTGTCTTACCATCAATATTAAAAGAGTGATTAAATATTGCTCCAAATTCTTTTTTCATCATATAGGCAGTTTCTTCTTCAGAAAATTTCCAACGATTACCTAATGAATCATAGAAAGATTGAAATTTAAAAAAATGAAATCCTTTATCTGTATAACAAGATCCACTTCTAATTTGTATTTTCTGTTTTGCTTGAGAACTATTGACACAGAATTCATATAAATGATTATATAATTTTTCAACATCAGACGTTCCCGCTGCAGGTTTGACTTCCGTTGCAGAAGCTCTCATTCCATTTATTTTAGCAATAAAGTCATTAAATTTAAGACGTTCAGGATAAAAACCAGCAACTTCCCAACATAATGCAGCAAACTGTTCTTGCTTACAAAATATATTTTTATCTCTAACCACAGCAGGTTTTAATTTTCCATCCTGTGCTTCAATATTAAAATGATATCTACGCGGGTTTCCTAAAATAATTTCAAAGTCACTTATCATTGGGAATGCCACATTTGAATCAGATCTAATACCAAATATTCTACTAGCGCATAATGTTCTTTGACAAACAGGAGCTATTGGATCTTCGTGACAAGTATGACTTGCTGTTTCTTTTCTCCAAGATTTTAATTTTTTCTGTAATTTTTCATTACTAAAAGGTTGTTCAAAATATTTAGTATTTGCTTCCATAACCTTATCTTCCCATTCTTCTTTATATTTCTTTTTAGCGAAGACCATGTAGTTATATAAAAATCTATCTCTACCATCATCTAATTTTGATTTTGATAAACAACCTAAACAAGGAGGTCCGTCATTAAATTCTGGATCTGCTCCTAGTAATATTTTTCTTCTTGATTCTTCAACCAAGTTATCCAAAGCTTTACTATCTATTCTAGAATTTTTAGCCAATTCAATAAATTGTTCTAAACTTAATTTATGATTATTTTTATCAACAGCATAACGACTAGTTTTTTTGTGATTAAAATAAGGAAGATTAATAAAATTACCTGGAGAATATTGTTCTCCAATTTTTTCAAGTTTAGATTGTTTTGGAAAAACTTCAGTTTTTGGGTCTAGTTTTAAGGGTAATAAAAATGATTGTAAGGCTTCTCTTAAATCCGCAGCTGGAATAGGTTCTTTTAAAAAAATATAACAATGCAAACCACCACTTTTAGATAAACAAGGAATTAAAGGTAATCCATATTGTTGAAAGTAAGCTAAATAAGTTTCAATTTTAAATTCACTATAATTTTTTGGATCAATATCTATACATCCAAAAGATGCTTTTCGATCTATTCTACAAGGTTGTATGCCGATGGATATTTCGCCGTTTAAATGTAATTGATAATCTTGAGTATTGATGTTTCTTCCTGCCCACTCGTATCTAGGTTTGACTTTATTTCTTTCTGTGTCGACCTCAATGTTGGACATATCGGCTTTGCCAAAGTCCAAATCAAACCCGTTAAATATTTTTATAAAATCGTCTATCATTTTCATTTTCTTAAACCTAGGCGGTTTAAGTCTCCCGCTACCGCCTAGTATCTTTACGTCCGTAAAAGAATTTTAGAAGTGGGTTGATTCAGAAGTTTTATTTTCTGAATTATGTTTAGCCACAATAGCCCCCTTGCTAATACTTTCAGCAAAAGTTCTTGCTTGTTCGTAAAGTGGAGTATCTTCCACTTGACCAACTTTGCTAACTTCCCAACCGAACCATGTTCCTTTATCATTTGACTGTTGAACAGTTCTTAAACGATAAACATGGCTAAAAGATGACGGAGTAAAAAGACCATTTTTGCCTTTAAGTTTAACTCCTGCCATCATCGAATTCCATTTTCGACTTGTTTTAAGTTGAGTTGATTTCATATTGATCAATGCCGTTGTAGGCGAATCTCCCAATACGATTACAAAGTGACTTGCTGTTTTTTCAATATAATTACCGTTTGGTAATCTATCTTTAAAATCCGCTCCTCTAGTTGTTTTACTAAGGATGTCACTTGATGATGGATAGATATTCACTGGAGCGCCAGAGCCTTCTCCGATGTTTTGCCACTCTACATATTCTAATTTGTAGAAGCATGGTAAAACTTGAATACCTTTCTCTCCATTATGGAGTTCTCCAGAAACGGTATTGTATATCATTCCAGGTTCTGCACCTTGAACGTACTTCCCATCTCTTTTGTTAACCTCAGGAGATAACTGTCCTAAGATTTTAAGAAAAGGTAAAGCTAAATCTTCTTGAGTTAGTTTACCCAATCC